AATTTTGTCCCCGATCTGGATATACGGGTGGCCCACAATCACAAACGTAACTTGTCGTGCTTTTTTAGTTATTTCGGCAGCTGTTTGCTGCACTAACGCGTCGCACTGTGCTTGTGTACTTGCTAAATCAGTAGCTTGTATAATTAAATCTTTTTGATCTGGCAAATCGTAATAATCTGAAGCCGACCAAACCCCCATAGACGATAGGCCTTTACCGTCATCGTCTTGCGACACCACGATGATCCCCCGGTACAGCTCCGCATCACTGATGGTGTAGTCGAGGGAGAAAATATCCACGCCCTCGGTAAATGTATAGACACTGACCCCGGTATCAATCGCCTTGCGGAAATACAGAGTGCCCTCCTCATCGCAGAACCACTCAAAGCTGGCTATCTCAGCAAGCCGCTGGAAAGCATCGGCGTACATCTCCTGGCTAAAGGTTATCTCAGTTATGGTCAGCCCGCTAACATCGGTTGCGACCACGTCGACATAGCCTGCTTTCATAGCAAGGTCGGCAAAGATCGCCTCTGGCGTCTGGTTGGTGTATTTCAGGGTGTGGGTGATGTACCCCCCGGTGGTTATCTGCACCATCTGGTCGAGGGCCAACTTACTCATGTCTCTCGCCGTGAAGGTTATCTCAGCCGGATAACTCCGCATGGTGACCTCGTCGATCAAGCCTGTAGAAACAAGTTGTTGGGTAGTCCCATATCCTATATAGACCCGTATATTATTATTGGGCCATATGACGTGGTTCCAAGCCCCTGATGGATCGGGGCTATATTTTCCATCTTTATTGTCGATAACGATATTGACCTGTGACGCGCTTCCTTTGGAACGATCAATAACTATAGATTTAGGTCTTATTGACGGAACAAGTATACCCGCACCACTTATCCGATCTCCGCTAGAACCCTGTGCTATAAAAGAATTTGGCGTGCTTTGTATAAAATGCCATGCATCTATAGGACCTAAATCAACACCTAAATCCTTCACTTGTTTATAATTTGATTCTGTCATAAGCGCTTCGGCAGTGATGCTATCGCCAACGAATTCCCATAATAAAAACGGATTAGGTCCAAAAGGGGTTACCCCAGTTCTCATATAATGCATATATATTTTATCTCCTACAATACACCATGACGCACCATATGGACGATTAGCTCCAATCCAAGCAACACTAGTAGCCGCTGCTCCATAATTAGTCCAATAAACATTGCTTCCGGCACTGGTACTAGCTGTCCGTAAAATCATAAAATCGTTATTTCCTAGATCTAAAAAGTTACGCGATGCATAAGCAACCATCCATCCAATAGACCACCTCATAAGTGCTCCCTCTGTCCAATTGGCTCCATCGTCACTTGAGTAATATGGGCATAAACACTGACTACCGCCGGCACCACCTGCCCAACGAGGCATTGATATAACCAAACCGCCATCGCCAAGTTCATTAATAAGCGATAGATATCCAGCCGAACCCCAACCTGGAAAGGGAGCTTGACCGTCTTCAAAAATATCTGATACTTTAACAAAATCTAATCCTTTTCCATTTGAGTCAGCCCAATATTCTCCGGCCCAATGATTCGTATCCGACTTATGATGATATATAGCCAGTCTTAGTTTTCCATTGACCAAATTAATACTAACTAGCGGCTGCCAGTCACCATATCCGTCATTTAATTTGATAGCATTATTTACATCAATCGGTCCTGTGCCATCGAGAACACCCTTTATATTTGGAGCAAAAGCAATTGATACAGATTTATCGGTATTTGAAGTATATGCGGCAATAGCTCTTCCGTCCGATGTTTCACAAATATTGCCATTTCCTCGATCGCCAGTTGTGAACACTCTCCATATTGACCAAGCGTCAGAACTTATAATAGTGTCTAATCCAAAATCAACACGTCCTGTAGGTCGGCTATTGCCCACCATCATTTTTGATTTCAATAATGTCTGTATCGCTGCTGGTATGCTGATCATTGGCTACACCTCCAACCAAGTAACATCAAACAATATGATATTATATCTTATGAATTCGGGTTCGCCAACAGCGTCAATTAAATAATTTCCAGAAGTCCCACTAACCACAATAGATAAAGCTTTAGATGTTCCTTTATTCATATCCGACACAAAATCGTTATAATCGGACATATTTGTAACATATAGCCTAGCCTCGACCCTAGTCCGTTTACGCCCCTGTTGTTGGATAACAGAGGATATAGAATCAAGAGCTGCTGGGTTTGGTAATAACGAGATTTCAGATAAAGAACCAGACGAATGTTTAATCTTTATCGATCCAACTACTATTTTAATTTCCGTAGAGCCCCATGAGAAATCCATAGAATCACCCCTTATGCCATACTAGGAATTGTTGTAACCCTTGTCGGAAGTCGCCTATTTCCTTGTGTAAAAGACTTATCGATGGTCTGTTCTATAACTGCTATTAACTGCCCCTCATTATTTACTCCTTCAACGGTTATTGTTCCGCTATGTTTCACGTTCTGATAACTCGATATACTATGTACAGAAGCAGGTGTTTGCGGAGCAACAGTAGGCATGCGTTGTTCAATAAACGAAGCGTCCGTGCTAGATTTAAAAGGCGCAATTCCTGGAGTAGAATTAAACGCATCGTCCATTCCTTTAGTAACGTTTGACATGTCCACTACAGGACGGATTGTAGGTGTTAAATTTATTTCTTGTTCTATAAGCCTAGCGAGATTTAAAGAAGCTAAACCTCTTTTAAAATTAGTTTTAACTTTATTAACTAAATATGAAACCGCATTATCGATACTGTGTGTGTTATTCTTTAAACCATATGCGAAACCATCAACAACGTTCTCTCCTATAAATTGGAATTCTTCTGAAGGAGATTTAATACCTAATAAATCTTTTACTGTTTGTATAACAGATTCGATCATCTCGGTAACTATTTCAATAAGTTCTTCCGCTTTATTTTTTATTCCTTCTATCATTCCATCAACCATGTCGGATCCTGCTTTTGTGAATTCAGGCGTGCTTCCAGTTAAAATAAATATACCAGCACCTATTACAGCTTTAAATAAATTAATCATAGCGTCTTTTAGAAGAGGCGCGTTATTTCTTATGGCATCCGCTAAACTATTAATAAAACTAATAATTAAATCGAAAGCGGTTTGAGTAACTAAAGGTATCATTTGTGATACCCCTTTTATGAAATTAGCCACAAGTTCAATCCCGACTTCGACGATTCTTTGAATATTACTAGAGATTCCTTTAAGGAAATTTACAATAATATCAATACCTGCTTGAACTAATTGAGGTAAATATAGATTAATTGTATCTAAGATTGTTAATAATATATCGAAAAAAGCATCGATAATTTTAGGTGCCGTTTCGACTATCATATCGAGCATTGCTAAAATAAGAGATTTAAAAGCGTCCATCACAATAGGAGCATTATCCCCTATAGTTTTAGCAAATTTTATAAATCCTTCTGCTAAGGTCTGGAACACAAAAGGAATTAAACCAACTAATCCCGAAACAACAGCAACTAAAGCTACGATTCCAGCAGTTCCTCCAGCGGCTAAAGCCGTTAAACCGGCGGCAAGTAAAATTAATCCTCCGCCAATTGCTGAAACGCCAATTCCTAATACAAGTAATGCTCCGCCTAATAACAACATAGGCACCACTAACGGTTGTAAGAAGAAAGCGGCTGCGCCTATTATCGCAAAAGCACCGGCTAAAGCTAATAAAGAAATACCTATCTGTTGCAGTGACATAGAACCTAGCATTTTCAAAGCCGCTGCTAAACCTAAAATTCCTAAAATAAGAATACCAAAAGCAAACGAATCCGCAATACCACTATATTTAGACATAAGAACAAAGGCCACCATAATTAATCCTAAAGAACCAGCTAGAGCAAGTAAAGATCTTCCTATTTCTTCCCAAGATAATTCCGATAACGTTTTTAAAGCGCCAGCTAACATTAATATAGCTCCGGCAACATCTAATAACGCTATAGATTTAATAAATATATTATTAGGCATTTTCTTAAACATAAACACTATCATACCTAACGACACGCCTAACGCGACCATTCCTTTAGCTATTTCTTCCCAAGTAAGTGTTGATAATTTCATAATAGCTAAAGCAAGAACGTTTAAAGCTACTGATAAAATAGTTAAACTAATAGCCGTAGCTATTACGTTTTTAGAGCCACCAGAAAATCGCATAAATATAGCAAGACTGGCTAATAAGACACCGATGCTTCCCAAACCTCTTGCTAATTGGTCTATGTTTAATTTAGACAATTGCTCTACAGCTTTTGATAAAACTAATAAAGCACCAGCCATAATAAGAATTCCTATAGAACTAGATATACCCATTTTACCTATTTCGGCATATTTCATAAACAGAGTTAATTCGGCAATTAAAATTCCTACACTAACTAAACCTTTAGTTAATTGTTTAACGTCTAATTTACCTAACCGTTCAACTGCTCTTACTAATAATAAAATAGCGCCAGCAAATATTACAAGACCGATCGAACCCCGTATTAATCCTTTTGAAGCTAATTCTAAATTTTTAGAAGCTATTACTAATATGGCAGCTAAACCCGCTACTCCAACTAGACCGCTAATTACATTCTTCCAATTTAATGTTTCCATCTTCTTCATAGCGCTAGATAGAAGTAAAATAGCTATCGATAAACCTATCATGGCTGTGGTAATTGTGAATATACCAACGAAACCACCAATTCCTGTTAATCCAGACATAAATGACATAGCAGCAAATAATTCTATAAATAGTCCTGTTACTGCCCCAAGAGAAGCCGTTAATTTTTCCGAATCAATCATGGATAAAGTAAATAAAGCAGCCGCTAATATAGCAACAGCTGCTGCTATTTTAAGTAAAACATTAGCTTTTAAGTTTTGCTGATAAGCTTCTAAACATCCTCTAACACCATCGAATATGCCAGTTATGCTCCCTAATATGTTTCCGGCATTATCTGTTATATTAGTTAATGATTTAACAAAATTCTTAATACCATACAATATCATAGCAAATAAACTGCCATTAATAATATCAAATATAGCATTATAATTAGCGCTATTAAGCGCTCCGAGAATATCCTCCATTAATTTAGAAAACGAATTACCAATTATACTAGCTAGATTATAAAATATATCTATTATGCCTCTTAAAAACTCTCCTAATTTTATAAAAGGATCGAACCGTTCTTTAACGGTTTCTACAAACGTATCTAATCCCGTTAAATCAGGTTTGGATATAGCATTAAACGCCGCTCCAATTAAAGATATAATACGTACTAAACCCTCAATTGCAGGTATTATAACTTTACCTAAATTCTCAACCACGATATTAAATGCGTCGGAAGATCTAAGAGCTTTGTCTATTCCTACAATAAATTCTCCTACTCCACCGGTTATAGCTAAAAAACTATCGCCAACTGGAAAAACAGCTTTTGCTAATTTTCCAAAACCACGAATTAGGGCAGATGCCGCCAAATAAATGATATCAAAAAAAGCATATAAGCCTTTATATGTATTTTTCAAATTAATTGCGGTTTCTTCGCTTAATTTGAAACTTTCAGATAAATTTCTAAAAGCAACCGTAATATCAATTAATTTCTGTCCGGTCATGGGAGGAAATATTTCTCTAAATGCTTCACCAACGATTTTTATTACTTCACCAATACCACTAAAAGTATTAGATAAAGCCTGAATTAAAAGAGTTCTTCCCCCAGCAACTTTCCAAAATTCTAACATTTCATTACGAGCAGCGTTTGTCCTGTCTAGAAAACCACCTATACTTTTTGATAAATCTGTATAAAACTTCTTTGATTCTTCTAAACCACCAATAAAAGTCTCAAAAGTATCAGTCCAACTAGTCCCAACCTGGGCTCTTAAAGTATCCATCATCATCCCAAAATCTTTTACATCCTGGGCGGCGGCTTGAGCTTTCTTTCCTATTTCAGTTTCAACATCGCCATATTCTCCGAAAACCTTAAGCAGAACTTCTGTTGTTGCCCAACCTTTGGACAATTCTTCTGCAAATAAAGCTTGTTGTGTAACTGCTTCTTTTACGCCAGGTATTAAATACATTCCTTTGGATGTTTTTTTTATTGTTCCAATGGCTTCGGCAGCTGCGATTATGTTATTTTTCCATTCTACTGTCGCAATGTTCGCTAAATTTAACGATCTGTAATCCGTTGTAGTTAGAAAACCATTAGATATACTTTGCGATAGATTATAGAATGCTATTTGTGCGGCACCAGCATCCTGTCCGGCTAACGCAACCATATTCGCAATACCCTTTATAGCAGGTATCGACTTATCCATTTTAACACCAGCATTTGTAAATTTAGCAAAGGCGGATGTCATATCGTCAAGGTTATAAATTGTTTGATCAGCATATTCGTCCAATTGATCAAAATATTTACTTACAACTTCATTAGATTCGCCAGTAGCATTCATAATAGTTTGAAGCGAAGTTAACTTACGAATATAATCGTCGTATCCTTGAGAAACAGGGCCAATTGTTACGGACTTAACTAATTGGACGCCCATATTTATAGCAGCGTTAGTAAGATTTTGTAATGCTGTTACTCCTACTATACCCATAGTAGTAAATCTATTTGAAATATTCTGTACACCATCGGCAATACCCGCTAATGAAAATCCACGAGCAACAGAATTTAAATTCGATAAACTTCTAGCGGACTTGTCTAAATCTAAACCTTTTTTTAAATCGTTTAGCGACCTAACGCTTGTTTGAATACCGCTTTCAAATTGTCTATTATTAAATTCCATATTCACTATACGATTATCAACACTAGGCATTATTTTGTCACCTCCGCCCATATTTCATTAGCTATTTTATCGAATATAGGTTGTATTGCCGGATTAATATAATCTCGTCCTTTAACGTAACCTCCGTTACCGGTCCCATGACCATATTGGATAAGCACGGCTATCGGTATACCACCTACAATATTGGAATTAGTCCAATTTATTCCAAACGCACTTCTTCCTATAAATATTTGATAATCCCACATAGAAGCGGTTTCTCCTGTGTCAATAGGCGTTGCTTCTGATAACGCTCTAACTCCTTCTTTTCCATATTTATCTAAAAGCTTTGTATAATATTCTTTTTTTCGTTCTAAAAATTTTTCTAAATTACGAAAATTACCTCTGTGTTTAAATTTAATCATTTAATCACCCTCTTGTTCCTAACGCTTGTTTACGTGCTGAATTTAAGGATGCGTTACGAGATAAAATTTCCGCTCGGCCCATTTTCTTTGGCGGCTGGTTCTTTATATTGCATACATTTATAAGGGTGAGTAATCTATTTAAATGCCATTTTTGGCATTCAAACGGAACGTTAAACGTTATCATCCAATAATATATAATTTCAGCAGTAATTATCTCTCTATTACTTTTTCGATCAATTTTATTAATCGTTGTAGCGGTCATTGGAGCATCTATATATGATCCAACTTCAGATACGTTTTCGTTTGTGATTCCGCTATAAATTATAGGATTAATATTTTGCGTTAATGTCATACAACGAATATAATCAATAGATTCTTCTATCGATTTGCGTTCTACAGATAAAAAAGGTTTTTCCCATTTTGACTCCCATTTTGAAAGAGAAATAAGGGAGTGCTCTAATTGTATCGTTGTGCCTTTTGAATAAATAAATTCATTTTTCTCTTCATCAAAAGATTCGAAAGAAGGTATTATAAGTTTAAGCACTCCCTTAACCTCCTTTTTTATTTAGGTATTGGCGCTACTTGCGGTATTATTCCATTAACAAATGCTGTAGAAGCATCCGCATTGGTCGCCAATTCTATAAACAATTCGCTATAAGCTTCTGTTTGTGAAAAGCCTTCACGTAATTCGTCATTCTTTATAAAACGTTTTCCATCTACAGATTTTTCACCATATGCTTTTAATATTAATTCTTTAAAAATCTCAACTATTTTTTTATTATCTTGAGCAGCGACTATTTTTTCTATAGTTTTAGCTAATCCGCCCTCGGCTGATAATTCCATTTCAGCAATTTCCGCTTTAGAAAGATTAAAATAAAAATCCTCAGTTCTTTCATTTCCGTCATAATCGGTATAGGTAATGGTTTTTTTCAACATGGTATAAACTCCTTTCGAAAAAATAATTTAAATTAAAGAGGGAGCCCCCATGTTTCAGGGGACCCCCTATATATGAAGGAGGAGAGACGCATATTAAGAAGCAGTAGTAAACGTTTTAGTTACAGTGTCGAGAGTTTGCCCATAAACATCTACCACACTAGCTATTGTAACGATATATGTTGTTCCCGGTGCAAAATTACTAGTCGGATTAAACGTTAGAACCGTATCGCCAACAGTCCACGTCTTAGTACCGCCAACAACTGCGCCGCCAGCAGATACAACAACAACGGAGTCACTCTGAATTGGATTATTAAAGGTCAATACGACGTTAGCATCGATAGCCGCAGCAGCTTCGAGATCCGCGGGAACAATCGAAGACAGAGCAATTGGGTCAGGTGCTCCTGCAGTAAACAAAGCCGCTATTTCAGCTGGAAGCGGCATTCTAGGATCTGAACCAGCAGTTCCATAAAGAAGATCTTCCAACGCAAGAAGGGTTGCGGAATTAACTTTAGTCGAATCAATGACTAAAGTTGCCGTTGGTCTTTTTCCCGCAACATTAACGGGAGTGGTCGCTATTTCCCATGAGAAAGTGATAGCTTCTGGAGAATCATTAACCGTCTGATAACCTTTTTCGGATGGTCTAGCAACAGCCCCATAAATTAGATGTAATTTATATCCATAACTCAAACCAGTAATATCATTTCCAATCGCAGTACGATAACATAAACCAAAAGTAGCACGATCTTGTTGGCCAATCATAACTCCTGTTTCTAGAGCAGCTGAGCCATCTAGTAAAGCAAATTCATCAGGATAAGTATATGCTTCGATAGTTGCACCAAATTCTTCTGCAGACAATATATTCAAATATTTAATATCGTCGGCATAAATAGCTGTAGGCTCTGCGCCAGAAGGGCTCTCGGTTATAGCGGATAGACCATTCCATGCAACTCCAAGCGGATATGATCCATCATTAGCCTGAGGATAAAGAACACCGTTACGAACGCCTATCTCGTATAATCTTTCTCCGGATTGATCCCAAGTAAGTTTAGCCAAATTAATAACCTCCTTTAATAATATAAAACAAAAACGTCGTGGTTAAGATTGTTTGATGTATAATGCCTATTAAGAGTACACATTGGCAACATCGCAATCTTATTTAATATTTCACTATCTGGGCTTTTGTCGATTACAGTAACATCATATTTTATATGATAACGGTAATTTAAATTATCGGCAAAATCTATATTTCCAGAATTTCGAGAATAAATTATACATGGATAAATAAGTTTGATAGTTTCAGGTGGCTGAAAATATACATTCTCAGAACCTAATATCTCTTCTAAGAGCGTTTGTAAATCAAGTCTAAGACCCGCCATTATAAACGCCCCCTATCGTAAGAATTAGACGGGGCCTCTGAACTTCGATGTTATCAATTTTCCAAGAAGTCCCCATCCATTTAATATAACGTATAGCATGAAAATGTTGGTAGGCAAAGGGGTCGGCCACAATGCTAATAATATTATTAATAGTAAGATTATCGTTAAGGCCTTCCCCTGATTGCCAACGTCTAGTATTTCGTATAACATCGCCATAATAATTACGTTCTGTAATACTCTCCGTCCACACACCGGGAGAAGTTTCCTCGGTTACACTATAGCCGATTACTCCATAAAACTTTGCCATTTTTTAATTCTCCTTATGCTTCTGCGGCAACCTGTTCAATTACCAAAGCAGATTTCGGACGAATAAGAGCACCCGAGATGCGAGTTTCCATCAAATATTTATATTGGTTATAATCAATATCAAAATCGTCAAACATATTAATAGAGCCCCCTTTATCGGCGCCAATAACATAATCAGAAAGATTAACGATTATAGCCTTCAATTGAAGCGTATCCTCATCATCGTCTAATCGGGTTTGATCTTCCATAACAGGTACTTCTACAATCTTAGAAACACGCAATTCAGCTGCTAGTTCACTAACTGTTCTGAAAATACGACGCCCTGTAATGTCTTTAAGAAGAAGCATATCCGTAAGAGTATCAGTATCTGTATACATAGC